CGAAGGGCGCTGTCCGTCGGGGCGTCAAGGAAGATGGCGCTGGACGTGGTGCCCGCAGCCGACCCGTCCGTGCTCTGGACGTACAGGTAGGTGGCCCCGACAGCATCCTCGACCGTCTTGCGACAGCCGAAGCAGGGAAGGTCGAGTGGCTGTTGAGGGCGCTGACCAAGACCGCCGCCTCGACCGGCGTGGTGAAGGCCGTGTCCCCGTCCGAGAAACCAAGGACGGCGTTGGCGTTGCCCGTGCCGATGACGATGCTCGCGCCCGACTCCGACGACGTACCACGGAAGCGAATGCCCGCGCCCTCCAGAAGGGCCGTCGTGGCCGCGAAGCCCGCCCCGGTGAGGGCGGCCCGGATCTGGCCGATGATGCTGTTGGCGTCCGTGGTCGGACCCAGCGGGACATCGGCGGAACCCCCAGCAGGGATGACAACGCCCGCACCGTCGGTGAACTCGACGGTGATCGGGGTGCCTTCGAAGGTCACCTTGAACACGTTGTTCTGCGGCGTGGTCCCACCGTCCGCGAAGAACGTCACGACCGGCTGCCCGTTGGTGTCCTGACCGCCCGACAGGCCAACCTCACCGAACAAGGTGGCGGGCATGACGGTCGCACGGATGCCCGCCTGCCCCTCCTCGTTGGGGGTCAGGCCCGCCTGATCCGCCCCGGTGCCACCGAGGACCTTCGACTGGCACTGGTCAAGGGTCCACTGGCCGTCCAAGGTTCCGGTCTGGCCGGGGGTGATCCGGCTGATCAGGGCCAGACGGTCGTACTCGTCAGGATCCCCGCCCACGCCCACGACCGGCGTGCTGGTGAGCGCAACAAAACCATGTTCAAGGATCGCCTGACCCCCGCCCGCAACGGCAGCCGTGTCCAGACCCGCGAGGATCGCGAAGTCCTCGGCAGGGGTCGCGTCCGCAACGAACTCCAAGGTCGCGAGCAGCAAGTCCGTCGGATCCGCCAGAAGGGCGAACTGAAGGCGTCCCGACGAGTCCGCCGTGACGGTGATCTGGCAAGCCGCGCCAGCGCCCGTGATCGCCGTATCCACCGCCGACTGGACCGCAGCCGCAAGGGCCGAGGCGGACGTGTAGGTGCCGGGGGCGATGGTCGCGTTCAGCGTGGTCGCACCCGTCACGTCCCCCGTGACCGAGATGGTCAGGTCATCGAACTCGCCCGCAGCGATCGTGGTCGGGGACAAGAACCGCGTGGCAGACTTGATGACCGGGGCGGTGGCCGGGTTGTAGAGGGTGAACACCGACGTGGCGTCGAACGCGCCCGCGTCGAGGGTCAACTCCCCCGTGGTGCCGTTGTAGTCGGTCACGGTGCGAATGGTCGCCGCATTTCCCGTACCGGCGGTGACGATGACCTCCCAGCCGTTGTAGTAGTCGTCGATGTCCGACGGGGCCGATGCAGCCGGAATGGTGATCGACGTAGCACCACCGGCCGATGCCGTGTCCCCACGGATGCCGAACGCGGACTGGTTGACCGCCTCCGCGTATGCACTCACGGTCTGTGCCGCCCCCGAGACGGCGGAAGCCTGAATCAGAACACCGTCGATCTCCAGATCAAGATCGCGGTTCGTGCTGTCAATCACGTAGGTCTCGCCGCCGCTGGCCGCGTCGTACACGATCTTATCGCCCACGAGGGTGGCCGGGAAGCCCGTGCCGTTGCCGGTCGGGTTCGACAGGTCCACGTCGATGTTGGACCCGTCCACGGCGATGCGAAGGTTGTCCGACGCGCCCTGCACCATGTAGTACGGGCCGGAAGCCGGGATCGCGTACTCGGCCAAGGTCGCCTGCTGGGACGCGAACTCGACCGTGACCGTCTCCTCGACCGGGCCGGTGAAGGCCGTGGCGTCGAAAGGGGTCTCCAGCCGCACGTCCGGGGTGCGCTCGGAACCGCTCGGGAACTGGATGGTCACCGTGGCGAGAGCCGCCGACTTGGTGCCAAGCTGCGGGATCAGAACCGACTGGCCGGACTCGTTCTCGATGCTGTACGTGCCGACACCGCTGGGTCCGGCGACGACGCAGTTGACCGAGTAGTCCTGATCCACAAGGGTGTTGTAGTAGAACGTGGCGAACACCGTCGCCCCGACCGGAACCGGCTCCGCAAGGGTGATGGTGCTCGTGCTGGACTCGACCTTGGTGACCTCGACCCGGCCACGCTCCAGCGCGTCCTCGACCGAGTAGCCCCAGTAGGCCCACACAAGGTCAGGACGGTTCGTCGGCAGATCCACGCGACCGTTGGCGACCGCCGAGTAAATCTCGGCGCTCAACGGGGTGCTGCGACCGTTGCCCGTGGTCGGCTGGAGGGGAAGCTGGAACTGCGTGCGCGTGTCCCGCAGCGGTCGGGCGTTGGTGTTCACGGCCGGGGTACAAGGCGCAAGGTACTGACGCACGTCCACAAGGGTCGTGCTGACCTGCGTGGGCCCGAACACCGTGGAACCGGCGGTCGTCTCCCCGGCCTCGATGAGGCTGGCCGTGCCCCACAGGATCTTGTCGTCCTTGAGCACGAAGTCCGCGCCGTCAATGTAGTCGTTGCGGTCCGCGGTCACACCGCAAAGAGTGACCTCGGTGATGCCCCGGTTCGCGAGGTAGTCGAAGGTGTCCTGCCACGAGTTGAAGTGGTACCGGACCGTGACCGTGGCCCCGATCTCGGGGGCGAACGGAAGGGTCACCGCACCGCTCTGGCCGTCCACAGCAGTCGGGATGACCTGCACCCCGTCCACGAGGACCGTCACGTCCGACGGGTCCGTCGTCGTGATGCCCCCGTTGGATCCGTCCACGATGGGACGCTGGAACACGTAGAAGGTCTTGTTGCGCGCCGTGGTCGCCCCGGCGGTGATCCCGAGGGTGCCGTTGGCCGAAGCGTTGTTGACCGTGATGTCCCGGTCCGCAGTCAAGCGAACGACCGTCTGGCCGAAGTTGTTGATGACCGTGGTGGCCGACAGGCTGGTCCCCGTCGCAGCCGAGTTGATGAACGCCGCGATCTGCGATGCGTTCCAGCCCCCAGCAGGGGACGGCGAAATGGTGACCGACACCGTGTCCTCGTCGTCCACGAGGAACGACAACTCGTCGTTGACCCCGGCAAGGACCGTGTAGTTCTGGCCAATGGCACCGTCGATGATCGGCGCATCCGGGGTGATCTGGTCCGACAGGTCGTCGGTGATCAGCGTGTCCGTGCGCTTGAAGAAGTAGGTGACCTTGACCTCATCGGTGGCCTCGGGGGTCACCGAAAGAGTCAAGATCCCATGCGCGCCGTCGATGGCGAGGACAACGACCGGCTCGCCGTTGACGGTCACGTTGACCGAGGACGCATCCGTGGCCGTGGTGCCCGAACCGGAGCCGGTGACGATCGGGAAGTGGCGGACCTGCACACGGTCAAGGGTGCCGTCGAATGCCCCGAGGGTCACCGCACCCGCGTCCGAGATCGAGACGACCGCCCGGCCCGTCTCGTCCTCCTGCACGACACGCTGGTCCACCGAGGACGAAGAACCGCGAACCACCTCAAGACCCGACTGCGACAGGATCTCGGAACCGGTGCCGATCAGGAGGGGAAGCCGGACGGACTCCGCGAGGCCCTGCAACGGGTTCTCAAACAGGGTCCGGGTGTAGACACCGGGAGGGGCGTAGATGGAGCCGGGGATGATCGCCATGGTGAAGCCTCGCGTTCGGGTGCAAGCACGGGTGTTTGGAAGGCGTTCCGCCTACAGGGTCAGGCGTATAGGCGGCCTACCGAACGAACACCCGTGCAAGAACACGAGGCCGCTGAGCGGGGATCAGGGTCTTCCGATCCGATGCAGTCAGGGTCTTGGACATGGTTGGGTTCTCCTCCAACACCATGGGGGAATAGCCAATCTATTCGGCTCCGAGACCGACAGCCGGTCAGGATCTTGGACGCCTGTGAGATCAGAGAGACTTGAGGATCCCCTGTACCAGTGAGATTGCCTTTCGGATCTTCCTGGCCGCTTCTCTGTCACCAGAATAGCTAGCTTGACCATCCGCTGATCTCAGATTCCAATCCGCCTTGAGGAGGAGATTCCGTAGTTGATCTTGATCCGACAGCCCGGCCAGGATGGCCCGGCGCTCGGGGGAGCCCTTGGGGAGGCTGGAGGCCAACCGGGCCATCGCCCGACGGTCCTGCGGGGTGATCGGGGTGTTCCAGTTGACCAAA